TGTTTGGTGAATACAACGTTGGTATGGTATGTACCAATCATACATATGCTTCGCAAGATATGTTTGATCCAGATGACAAGATATCAGGTGGACAAGGTTTTATCTATGCAAGTAGTATTGTTATCGCTATGCGAAAACTTAAATTAAAAGTTGACGCAGATGGTAACAAGACAAGTGAGGTACATGGTATCAGAGCCGCTTGTAAAGTTATGAAGACGAGATATTCTAAACCATTTGAGAGTGTGCAAGTAGAGATTCCTTATGAAACAGGAATGAGCCCACACAGTGGTTTGGTTGACTTCTTTGAAGGTAAAGGTGCCCTCAAAAAGACCGGAAACAGACTGGAATACACTAGTCCTGTTACGGGTGAAGTTATTACAAAGTTCCGTAAGGCTTGGGCAAGTAACGAAGATCAACACTTGGACCTAGTTATGAATGAGTGGAATAAGCAACCACAGGATGTGCAAGATGCTATGCCTGAACAAGAAGCACCTGTCGTAACCGAGGAGTAAGGATGAATATAACAGATGGAGACTTTGAGTTATTGTTTAATCTGTATGATGAGGCTAAAGAGTTTATTAGCGATAAAGATAAAGCAGAATTCGCTAACAAGTTCATATATCATTTGTCAGACTATGGGTTTGAAGTAAAACCTGCGGCAAAAGAGATAGCTGATCATTGTGATTATCTTGCAGACGCAATGGATGATTATTTAGAACACAACGATGACGAAGAAGATCCTTTTGATGACTATAGTGAAAGCTATAGTGACGAAGAAAACGAAGATTATTAAAAATGAGTGTATGGTATCGTAAAGTAACAGGCAATCTAGGCGAAATAGTCAGTGCTATTTCTCACTTTGAGAAAGAGATTGATCAAGCTCGTCTAGAATGTGGCATGAAAGGCAATCTCGAAAAACAAAGTAGAGATATGCCTGGTATTGTTGAACATAGATTCAATCAGTTACAGGAAGTAGAAGCTATATTAGAGTTTCTAAATACTGAAATGAGAAAATTACGTGCTAAAACATTCAGGAAGTTCCTAGAAAACTACAATAAAGCATTAAGCAGTAGAGATGCTGAAAAATACGTGGACGGAGAGCAAGAAGTAGTGGATTTACAGTACTTGATCAATGATTTCAGTCTAGTACGTAACAGATATATAGGGGTTTCCAAGGCCCTAGAAGCTAAACAATTCCAGATAAACAACATAGTTAAGCTAAGAGCGGCTGGTTTAGAAGATATTTCGTTATAACGCCACATTATTGGTTGACAAAATTTTTTTTAAGCCGTATAGTATACGTATAGTTAGTAAAAACCAATCGGGCGGACATCCCAAACAAAGGAGCTGATTATGCCAAAGCAAAGTCTTTTTAATAACATTACCACTCTTGATGTAATGTGTGCTTCTGTTGAAGTATACAAGTCTCAAGGATTTATTAAAAGTGGGCATGGTTATACAGATAACAACAATCCAGAAAAACCAGTAAAAATTGAAGATAACAAAACTATGATGTTATCTCTATTAAAAGCAAAAGATACTGGTAAAACAAAATTCACAACAGAAACTGTAGAAGAAGCTAATAATCTAATTAATAGTATTAATGGTAAATTAATGCTAAAAAAGATGACAAATACTCTTAACAATTTTGAGAGCAATGTTGTTAAAGCATTATCAGAAACTGACGTGAATAAGTTTTCAATAAGCATTATTGCAAGTTTACCACATAGTGTTGGCATTGACAAAAAACGTGAAGTTATTGCAGACCGTATGTCAAGCCTAAAACATAGTAGCCAATACTTTGGTGAAAAGGGTAAACGTTATGACATCGACGTAGAAGTAATAGATGTTAAGTTCATACAGACTAGTAATGTGTATATGATTTCTACTTGTTATGCTGAAAAAGATATTGTTAAGTTCTGGTGGAGAGATCAGCCAGACATTAGCGATATTATTGCTAATAAAACTATTAAGATTCGTGCTACAGTTAATAAACACGAATTATCAAAGTACACAGGTGCCAAAGAAACTATGGTAAACCGTGTAAAAATAATGACTATATCATAATGGGATTATAAAATATGAGTCAAAATTACAGTACAACAAAAGGTTTGATATGGCCTGTTTTATTTTGTGTATTTGTTATTGTGATACTACCTGTATTGCTAGTAGACAATGCAAAATATTGTAGACAAAGTATTATACCTTGTTATCCATGGGTGGAGCCGGTAGAATGGTAGTAGATCCAAGAGTAGCGGCACAGGAAGAAGCAGAAAAAACATTTGAAAAATTTATAGTTTGGTGTAAAAGAGGAACACTATATGCCATAGCTCTTTTACTTGCGGTTGCAAGTTGTAACTTTGGTGTAGAAGATGGTCCTACAAAAACAGGATCACAATATAATGGCGAACAATATAACCCAAGTAATTTGAATAAAAAATGATATTAGATGTAGTAATAAAATCTGTTGTAGGTGGTATAATTATTGGTGTAGTAAGTACATTAGCACAAAAACATCCTACAGCCGGAGCCTTTATAATGGGAATACCAATAGTAAGTTTTATCACATTGGTAATAATGCATTATAGTGGTGTAGATTTTCAAACTCTAAAAACATTCAGTTACCAGACAGTATACTTTGTATTGGTAAGCCTAATTTTCTTTCCCTTATTCATTTGGCTCTATCCAAGTGGATTTTGGGCGGCACTTATTTCTAGTGCAACAGGCGTTGGTATTATGATGGTAATCCTTGCAAAAATAATTGCTTGACTTATTTCGCATTTTATTGTATACTGATAGTTAATTTAATTTTATTAATTAAATTTATTTAATAAAAAAGGGAGAACTAAAATGGCAAGATCAAATGCAAAAGGTGCTACTTTCTTTTCAGAAGGTACACAAAATCAGCAAATCCTAGCTAATTTTTGGGGAACAGGCAAAACGTTTACAATGAACGATCTAAGAAATGACTTAGATATTGCTTCTCCAGCGGCTAGATTGCTTGAGCTAAAAGAAGCTGGCTTTAACGTAAAAGCTAAAGCAGTTGATTCAGGCGCAGTAGGCAGACCTGAGATGGAATATTCAATTCCAAGAAGAAGAGTAGTAGCATAGTCTACTTAATACCGAAAACAGGGCCCGTTTTATAATGGGCCCTTTTCTACGATATGAGAATAATTTGTTATAAATCATACAACGATTATATTACACACGATTTCCCGAAGGAAGAATTACTAGATATTTTAAAAATTTGTGAAGAATTAGAAATAAAATGGTACTGTATTGTCTATGATTCTCCAACCGATTAAAAAAATCCTTATTTTTCAAGGGTTTACACATCAAAAAAAATTAAAAAAAAGTGCATAAAAAGGTTGACCTTTTCACCAAGATGTCTTATTATATATGTATAGTTAGAAAATAAACAATTAAGAAAGAGGTCTCAAAATGGCACAATTAAAAAGACAAAGGAAGAATAAAAAAGGCGAGACAATCGTTGAAGTACTTCCTACTAAAGCTAAAGATAATCCCAACGAAACTGATGAGCAGATCATAGAACGTATGCGAGAAAGGTTCTGCATACTTGATGATATGACACAAGCTTCAATAGATGGTGTTGTTAGGGGTATGGTTGTAACAGGCCCTCCAGGTGTTGGTAAATCATTTGGTGTTGAACAAGTTCTTGAAAAGAATTCATTGTTTGATGTACTAGGTGGTAATAAAGCAAAATTTGAAACTGTAAAGGGTGCTTCTAGTGCAATAGGTTTGTACAAGGTTCTTTACAATAATGCAGACAAGTCAAACGTATTAGTACTTGATGACTGTGATACAGTACTATATGATGAAACTAGTTTGAACTTGTTGAAAGCGGCTTTGGATTCTAGTAAGAAAAGAAAGCTATGTTGGAATACAGATTCAGCCCTACTAAGACGTGAGGGTATACCTGATACATTTGAATTTAATGGTTCGGTTATATTCATAACTAACCTTAAGTTTGATAATGTTCGTGGTAAGATAAAAGATCACCTTGATGCGATAATGTCAAGATGTCACTATTTAGATCTTACTATGGATACTACTCGTGAAAAGGTATTACGTTGTAAGCAGATAGTAAATGATGGTATGCTTAATGAGTATATGTTTACTGAAGAAGAAAAAGAAGACGTAATGAACTTCATGATAGCTAACAAGGATAAGATGAGAGAAATAAGTTTGAGAATGGTTACCAAACTTGCTGATCTTAAAAAGAGTATGGGTGACAAGTGGAAGAGAACAGCC